GCAGTTGCTTATCGTACCCACGTTGATACTGCTGCTTCCGCTATTGGTTATGCGCGCGGTGCTCGCAAGGATAGGGGTGTTGATCGCGATTTTTGGTTTGAGAATTGCGAAACTAGCGCAATTGGAAGATGCTTGGCTAATCTCGGACTTAGTGCTAAAGGAAAGCGAGCAAGCAGCCTTGAAATGGCTAAGGTTAATGAAGCTAAGTCAGACACTCCAATACGTGTACGCACAGAAAGTCATAAAGAGTTTTTACAGGCAACAAATCCAACAGCTGAAATAGTTTGGGATACCACTATTGAGCCACCGGCTGATTTAGATCCTGTATTTGATAACGCTTTAGAGCTTTTAGCTGAGAAAGTGGGAGCACATCCATTGCCTACTTGTCAACACGGCGCGCGCACATTAAGAGAAGGCACAGGGACTAAGGGTGCATATCGTGGCTGGGGATGCCCATTGCCATATAAGCGTAAAGCTGAGCATTGCAAAATGATATGGATGATGCTAGGCAAAGATGGCAAATGGTCATTTAGACCTGAAGATGAAGAATTGTTAGTGGGGTGATGAGATGTTAGTGCTAGATAAAACACTTGACGTGTGCGACAATTGTAATGAGCCAATAAAGGCTGGGTCTGCAAAACCTTGCAAATGCCACACATGTCAAGCGAGGACAAACTAATTGAGTAATCAAAGTCGCAAGCACCGAGGCTATGCAACACAGCGTATTGTAGCAGAATATCTGCAAGAGCAAGGCTGGAAGCATGCACTACCTGTTGGAGCTGGTAGAGATGGTTCAGACATCACCGGAATTGATGGCCTGGACATTGAAATAAAAGCTAGGACAAACCTAGATTTGTCTGGGCTTATGCGCCAACTTCATGATCGCAAGGCAAACAAAGGGATGGGCGTGGGTGTTCTACGTCTAAATGGTCAGGGTGAGAAATCCGTTGAGCAATACGTTGCTGTTCTCACCTTGGCTGACTTAGTATATTTATTGCAGGCAAGTGGCTACTGAACCTTATCTAATACATCGTTGCAAAGGATGTGGACTATGGATATATGGAAAAAGAGATTACTGCGAGGAATGCAACACGCCCAAGGTTACGCACAAATAACAAATAGATTTGACACTATGAGTATGCTTAGCATGCCAGCAAGCCTGAAAGGCAGCTTGCACGGCAAGCAAGCATTAGGGCGAGCTATGTTTATTGCTGGATTAGCAATTGCACTACTGCCGCTGCAAATAATACAAACAAACGCTGCTGATAAGCGCAGCTATCATGTTATGAATATTAAGTTATATGCCTACAATCAAATGGAATGGAAGCAGTTTGAATGCTATAACTGGCTTATATATCATGAAAGTAGATGGAACTATAAAGCTCGTAATAAAAGCCATTGGGGTCTAGGCCAGATGCGTAGTGAATGGTATGGCACACTAGATCCATATAAGCAAATAGATGCTCATATAAAATATATTAAACACAGATATGATGGATGTGCTTGCAAGGCATATCAGCATTGGAAGGATAAAGGATGGCACTAAAGCCATATAGAGCTACTTCCCATTGGAAGAAGATAAGGTTAAAGGTACTTAATCGTGATGCATGGACTTGTAACTATTGTGGGGAATCTGCTAATGAAGTTGATCACGTATATCCCAAGTCCAAGGGCGGTGAAGATACGTTGGATAATTTGGTGGCTGCGTGTAGAAGGTGCAACATCAAAAAGAAAGATGCCGTTTTTTTAGGCTCAGCGTCTACCCCCCCTGCCTTTCGATTCAAAATCTCTCCAAAAGGTGCAAATCAATCCAAATCAGTTCAAAACGGACACACATCAATCCACGTTGATGCAGATTCTCCTTTTATTAATCCAGGTCAGCCGGGGGCTAATTGAAGAAGGCACTTAAAGGGGCAACCAAGCCGCGCTTGCAGAATGCGCCGCTAAAAGGAAAGTCCAGAATAGCTGAGGTCAAGAAGTTTCTTGATGATCTAAACCTTACGCTGCTACCTTGGCAGGAATATGTGCTAAAAGATTTGCTGGCAGTAGATAAGGCTGGCAAGTGGCGCAGAAAGACATCGTTGCTTTTAGTAGCACGTCAAAATGGAAAGACACATCTAGCACGTATACGCATATTGGCAGGCTTGTTTGTTTTTGATGAAAAGAATATAGTGGCTATGTCATCTAACAGGGGTATGGCCTTAGATACCTTTCGCAAGGTAGTTGAGGTTATTGAGGATAACCCAATGTTGATGGCTCAGGTAAAGCAAATCCGCGTGGCCAATGGTCAAGAATCAGTAGAGCTTCTTAACGGGGCTAGATATGAGATAGTCGCGGCAACACGAGATGGTAGCCGTGGTAAGACCGCGGATTTGCTTTACATTGATGAGTTACGTGAGATAGATGAAGATTCATGGACAGCTGCTAAGCCGATTACTAGGGCAAGGCCAAATAGTCAGATATTTATGACTAGTAACGCAGGGGATGCCTATTCAAGCGTATTAAATGACTTACGATCTAAAGCATTGTCATATCCACCGCCTACAATGGGGTATTGGGAATATAGCGCTGATGATTTTGCCAAGATAACCGATAAGAGCGCCTGGTATCAGGCTAACCCAGCATTGGGCTACTTAATTGATGAATCAACCATTGAAGAAGCAATAGCCACATCTAGCGTTGAAGCTACACGCACCGAAACCCTTTGCATGTGGATTAGCGCGCTTAAATCGCCATGGCCGCATCAAGCATTTGAGGATTTAGGCTTTGCTCAGCTAAAACTAGAGCCAGGCAGGCTGACTATATTTGGCATGGACATATCGGTTAACAAGAAGATGGCAAGCCTAGTTGCTGGGCAAATTATGGATGATGGCAAGGTTGGCGTGGGCGTTATAGCCCAATTTGAGAGCCAAATAGCCATAGATGAACTTAAAATGGCTATTGAAGTCAATGAATGGGCTAAGCAATACAAACCCAGGATGATTTGCTTTGATAAGTACGCCACCATGAGCGTTGCTGAGCGATTAAGCCAATCAGGCCATAAGATTCAAGATATGTCTGGAACTGTGTTTTATCAGGCTTGCTCTGATCTATATGACAGCATAGTTAACACTAGAATTGTTCATGCTGGGCAACAATCGCTAGTTGATAGCATGAATAACTGCGCGGCTAAAGAATCGGATGCCGGGTGGCGTATTGTGCGCCGTAAGTCTGCCGGGGATGTGTCAGCTGCCATCTCATTAGCCATGGTAGTTCACCAGCTGTTAAAGCCACAAAGCAAACCGCAAATCTATGTCTAAAATGCTAGATATGTCCGTTTTGTGTGCTATCATTAAACGATGGGTCTACTAGATCGTTTTCGCCCTGCAAAAATAGAGGCGCAACTTGCACCGCCGTTAATGACGGATTCTTTTAATTATTTTTTACCATTAGCATTTAATCCAGTAGGCAGAGAAGAAGCTATCAGCGTACCTTCAGTTGCTAGGTGCAGAAACCTTATTGCTGGAACAATCGCAACGTTCCCACTTTGCTTATACAAAAAAAGCACAGGCGAAAAACTAGGCAAGCCATTATGGCTAGAGCAACCAGCTACAGCGCAACCAATATCTGTAACATTAGCTTGGACAGTAGATTCACTATTATTTTTTGGCGTTGCATATTGGCGCGTAACTGAAACTTATTTTGATGATGGCAGGCCAGCAAGATTTGAATGGATTGCACCAGGTCGCGTTTCATTTGATAGCGATCCTGTAAGCCAATACATAACACGCTATTACATTGATGGCAAAGAAGTGCCTATGTCTGGCCTTGGCTCATTAATTACATTCCAAGGATTAGATGAAGGCGTATTAGCGCGTGGCGCAAGAACTCTACGTGCTGCAATTGATTTAGATAAATCAACAAGCGTTGCAACTGCAACCCCAATGCCTTCAGGTGTTATCAAGAACACCGGTGCAGATTTAAGCAAAGAAGAAGTAGACGGCATATTAGCCGCATGGAAGTCGGCACGATCACAGCGCGCAACAGCCTATCTGACTAGCACTTTAGATTACGTGCCGACTAGTTTTAGTCCTAAGGACATGGGTTATGTAGACCTTATACAAAATATGAGTACGCAAGTAGCACGTTTAATGAATGTGCCTGCATATTACATAAGCGCAGATATGAATAACAGCCTTACGTATTCTAACGTTCAAGATGAGCGCCGTCAGTTTGTTTCTCTATCTCTAGCACCTTACTTACATGCCATTGAAGGCCGACTAAGCATGAATGACATTACAGCATCAACTAACATTGTTAAGTTTGATGTAGAAGATGCTTTCCTAGCAGTAAATGCAATTGAAAGATTAACTGTAATTGAGAAGCTACTATCACTTGGTTTAATCACAGTAGAACAAGCCATGGAAATGGAAAACCTATCACCGAATGGAAATGAAAATGCACCTAACATTTACTAGCGATTTAGAATGCTCAATATCTGAGCGCACCATCTCTGGCAAAATTGTGCCGTTTGATGGCGAGATTGGGCAGACATCTGCCGGCAAAGTTGTATTTGAAAAAGGATCTATTGAGATTCCAGACAGCCCAAAGCCGAAGCTTTTGCTAGAACATGACGCAAAAAAGCCTATTGGCCGAATGGTGTCTTACAGAGAAGATGAAGATGGCATGTACGCCACATTTAAAATTAGCAACACGACACGCGGAACAGATGCACTTATTGAAGCATCTGAGCAATTACGTAGCGGCCTATCAGTTGGCGTTGAAGTCATTGATGGCAAGCGCGAAAATGGCGTATATCGTGTACTAAAAAGTAAGATGGAAGAAACAAGTCTTGTTCAAGCTGCTGCGTTTAAGAGCGCGGAAGTTTTGAGCGTTGCTGCATCTGAAGATGATGCTGCAAAAGAAACAACAACCCAAAACGAAAGCGAGGCCGTTGTGGAAGACACAA